TACAGGCATTTATTTCAGGATCATCATCTAATTGGACACGTAGTGGAAATGATGCTATTGCACAAGATAATTGGTATCAAATATCAGTAGTTTATGATTCTGATCTTAGTAGATATTCAAGATTAAAAATATTTGTTAATGGAGCTAAAGCAACAGGACATACTAGTAATTTTTTCCAAGCAAATTCATTTGCAAGTGAAAAAATAAAAGTAGGAACTAATTTTTCTGAAAATTCACCTATGTCTGGAAGTTGGTCTAATATGAAAATTTACAATAAAGCTTTATCTACAGATGAAATTTTTCAAAATTATAATGAATTAAAAGGAAGATTTGGATTATAATATTTATAATTGAAATAAATTTTATATATTTATAACTAAAACAAAATGGCTAAAGTATTATTAAGTGCATCAATTCAAGAAGGATCAGTAGTTGAAGCGTCTCATGTGTCTCAATCAATTAAAGCTTTTACAGGGACTGAAGATTATGATATTAAAGTTTCTGGTTCTCTTACAATAACTGGTTCTACTAATATTTTAGGAACAGCTTCTGCAAATTATTTTGTAGGTAATGGTTCGCAATTAACATCAATAGATACAGGATCTTGGAATGGTATATTTTCAGGTTCAGCTGAAATAACAGGTAGTTTAAATGTATCAAATAGTCCAATAACTTGTTCAGTATTAACATCTAGTCATACTATATTTTCTGGACGTGATGTTACAGTACATAGGAGAATAAATGTCCCTATAATAAGAAATGATGGAAGTTCTATTGGATTTGATGGTGGTATAAATGTAACAGGAAGTATTATAGGAAGTGCAGGTGGAACTATAGATGGAACTCTTGAAGTAACAGAAAATATAAGTTCAAGTGGTGGGAATTTGATTGGTAATAAAGTACAAGCTGATACTTATTTTCAAGGTCCTGAAACAACTGAAAGAATTAATTTATCTGTAGCAGGAAGAGCAGATTATATTGTAGGTAATGAAACAATAGTTAGGATGGAAACTAATAAAGTTACTATAAATAAATCTGCTTCATTTGTAGAAAGAATTACAGCTTCAGCTGGTATAAATGTAGATGATATTAATCAAGGTGCTCCTGCAGGAGTTTTAAAAGTGACAGGATCAGCCCAAATTACGGGTTCATTAACAATTACAGGATCTTCTGCTTATAAACCAATAACCTTAGTTTGTTCAGCATCTGGATTTGGTTCTTCTCCAGGAACATCACTTCCTGCAGAAGGAGGAATAGTGTTTCTACGAAATACTAGAACTGCTGCTGGTTCAGTTGGTGAGGCAGATTTAGAAATTTCAGCTTTTGTTTCTACAGCAACCAATGTTGGAAAAACTGTTGATATATATTGGCAAAAAAGTAGTGGAGATGAAAATACAATACTTAAAAATAGTGGAATGACTGGAACTACTCATATTAATGGTGCACACTCATCAAATGGTGTAATTACAGTACAATCTAGTTCAGGAACTGATACGGATTTACAATGTTGGGTAAGAATTGTAGGTATGGGTTTTGAAAGTTGTAGTATAGTTTCTAATCAAACCCTTAGTTTTTAAATGATTTTAAAATTTAGTAGAAAAAAATCACCGGTTCATGGGTGGGGGTTGTTTGCAGATGAATTTATTCCTTTTAATACTATTATTGAAGAGTGTTCTTATGTAAAAATGGAAGTTGTTCCTTCCCCTTTATCAACTTATAGATTTGGGTGTCCAGAAATTGGAAATGCTATAATATTAGGATATGCTAATTTAATTAACAGTTCATTAGAAAATCCTAATGTTAAATTTAAATTTGAAAATGATTTATTTTACATATATTCAATAAAAGATATTGAGGTTGGAGAAGAATTATTTCTTAAATATCTTTAATAAACTATATATATTTTGAAAAATTAATTAATATTTATAATCATGGAAGAAAAAAAAGTTTTATTAGAAGAAGAAATTAACAAGATCACAAGTTTAAGAAAAAAATACACTGATCTTACAGAAGTTGTTGGTAATGTAGAAATGCAAATCATGTCTCTAAAAATTCAAAAAGAAAAAATTAAGGGGGATTTAGCAAATTTACAAAACCAAGAAGCCGTTTTAGCCAAAGAATTAGAAGAAAAGTATGGAAAAGGATCCATTTCTTTAGAATCTAGAGAGTTTCTTCCAACAGAGTAAACTTTTAAAAAAAATTACCATATTTATCATAAAAACATTATAAAATGGCAGAAACTTTAATTTCCCCAGGGGTATTAGCAAGAGAAAACGATCAATCCCAAATCACATCGCAACCAGTACAAGCGGGTGCGGCTATTATAGGCCCTACAGTAAAAGGTAAGCCTTATATTCCTACAGTAGTTACTAGTTATAGTGAATATTTAGCAACTTTTGGTAGTACTTTTATAAGTGCTTCAAATGAATATTCATTTTTAACAAGTATTTCAGCTTTTAACTATTTCCAAAATGGAGGTAGTTCTTTATTAGTAACTAGAGTAACATCAGGTTCTTTTACACCTGCTACTTCATCTCAAATTTCAAATAATGAATCAGTAACAGGAGGTATAGAAGCAACAGGAAGTCGTGAAATAATATCTGCATTTACTGATGGTACTGAAGCTAGAATTACTTATAGTGGTACAGTTTACAGATTTATAGCATCTGCTGATCCAATACCACAAGATGATGTTGATGGTAATTTATATTTCTTTAGTACAGGTTCATCGGCAAACATGACAGCTAATAACTTAAAAAATGAAATTAACTCTGCTTTATCTGGAGCTTTAGCTTCTGCAAGTTTAGATTTATTAGTAGCAACAACATCATCTGCTACATTAATATTGTCTGCTTCAGCAGTTGGAACTGCTTTTAATGGTATTACATTATCAACAGGTTCGGGTGCTTCATTTGCAACACAAATTACTTTAGCTGGAGGTGTTAATGGAGTAGGTAGTTCAAATGCCTTTACTTTAGAAACATTAGGAAAAGGAGAAATTTTAAACAGTACAAGTACTGAAGGTACAAATGGAGATTTAGCTAGTGGTTCAATTGATAACTTAAGATGGGAAATTGTTAATCCAAATACTTCTTCAGGTGTATTTAGTGTAGTAATTAGAAGAGGAAATGATTTAACAAAATCTAAATCAGTACTTGAAACATTTACTAACGTATCATTAGATCCAAAAGCTTCTAATTATGTAGCAAGAGTAATTGGAGACCAAACTCAAAATTTAATGGGTAGTGGAACTAGTGAACCTTATTTACAAACATCAGGAAGCTATGTAAATGCTTCAAGATATGTAAGAGTAAAATCAGTTGCTTCAAAAACTCCTGATTACTTAGATAATAATGGTTCGCCTAAATCACAATTTACATCGTCTATACCAACAGCTCAATCAGGAACATTTGGAGATGCTGCAGGAAGTATTTTAACAGGTACTGGAAAATATTATGCTGATATAAGCAACTCAGACACTCAAGGATTAGTAGGAGCTAATTACACAGATGCAATTAATTTATTAGCAAATAAAGATGATTACAAATATAATGTAATATCTTGCCCTGGATTAGTTTATGAAAATGGTACTCATGCAACTCCTTTAAATACTCTAATTTCTAATATAGAAGGTAGAGGAGATGCTATTATAGTAATGGATCTTAAAAATTATGGAGCAACAGTAGTAGGAGCTACTACAACAGCAGCAAGTTTAGACACTTCATATGCCTCTTCATATTGGCCATGGGTAATGGTTACTGATCCAGATTCACAACAATTAGTATGGGTTCCAGCTTCAACAATGATTCCAGGAGTTTATTCTGCAAATGATAGATCAGCAGAAGCTTGGTTTGCACCTGCAGGTATTAATAGAGGTGGATTAGGAAGTGTAAGACAAGCAGAAAGAAAATTAACTCAATCAAACAGAGATACTTTGTATGTAGGAAAAGTAAATCCAATAGCAACATTCCCAGGTAGAGGAGTTGTAGTATTTGGTCAGAAAACACTACAAGCTAAACCAAGTGCACTTGATAGAGTAAATGTTAGAAGATTATTAATAGCTCTTAAAAATTATATTTCTCAAATTGCTGATACTTTAGTATTTGAACAAAATACAATGGCTACAAGAAATAATTTCTTAACACAAGTAAACCCATATTTGGAAAGTGTTCAACAAAGACAAGGTTTATATGCTTTTAAAGTAGTAATGGATGGTTCAAATAATACAGCAGATGTTATTGATAGAAATGAATTAATAGGTGCTATTTACATTCAACCTACTAAAACAGCAGAATTTATATACCTAGATTTCAACATTTTACCAACAGGAGCAACTTTCCCAGCATAAAAATTGAAAAATTAGATATTTATAATAAAACAAGAATAAATTAAAAGAAAATGGCAGTATTAGATCCAAACGAAATATTTTTCACAGCCTTTGAACCAAAGGTAGCTAACAGATTTATCCTGTATATGGATGGAATACCTTCGTATATAATTAAAGGAGTTAGTGGAATGGGGTTCGCGCAAGACGAAATTGTATTGAATCATATAAACACTTATAGAAAAGTGAAAGGTAAACTAAGATGGAATGATTTAACAATGCAATTGTTTGATCCAATTACTCCATCCGGAGCTCAAGCTGTAATGGAATGGACAAGATTACATCATGAATCTGTAACAGGTAGAGATGGTTATTCTGATTTCTATAAAAAAGATTTAACTATTGATGTATTAGGTCCTGTAGGTGATGTAGTTTCAGAGTGGGTTATTAAAGGAGCATTTATTAAAGACGCTTCATTTGGTGATTTTAACTGGGATGAAGATGCTACTGCAATTAATATTGATCTTACAATTGGAATGGATTACTGCGTATTGAATTTCTAAAAAGAATTTAATATTTTTTTAAAAATAGCTTGGCTTCGGTCAAGCTTTTTTTTATTTTACATATGTATTACTAGAAATTAGTTTTTAATTAATAAAAGATATGACACAACAAACAAAAGCTACTCCAAAGGTTCAACCTCAAGCACAACCAACACCAGAAGCTCCAAAACATAAATTTCCAACAGAAATAGTTGATCTTCCTTCTAAAGGAATAATTTATCCTAAAGATAATCCTTTATCTTCTGGAAAAGTTGAAATGAAATACATGACTGCTAGAGAAGAAGATATTATTACTAATCAAAATTATATTAGTAAAGGTATAGTAGTAGATAAACTTTTAGAATCTTTAATTATTTCCCCTATAAATTATAGAGATTTAATTTTAGGTGATAAAAATGCGTTATTAGTAGCAGCTAGAGTTTTAGGTTATGGTAAAGATTATAGTTTTACCTTTGCAGGAGAAGAACATACAGTTGACTTATCAACTTTAGATAATAAACCTCTAGATGAATCTTTATTTACTCCAGGAATTAATGAATTTGAATTTACATTACCTACTTCTAAGGTTGACATAACTTTTTCATTAATGACTAAAAAAGTAGAAGATAAAATTGAACAAGAATTAAAAGGTTTAAAAAAGTTAAATAAAAATCTTATTCCTGAAATGTCTACTAGAATGAAACATCTTATCGTTTCCGTAGATGGGAATAGAGATAATAAATCAATAAGAGAATTTGTTGATACTTATCTTTTAGCTAGAGATGCAAAAGCATTACGAGACTATGTAGTCGAGATCCAACCCGATTTGGATTTCAAATTCCAATACGAAAATTTTGAAGGTGATTTTGAAGAAATAGATATTCCAATTAATTCTAACTTTTTTTTCCCTGACAACTGATGAAGCAGCTCAATACAGAGCTAGTTTATTCACACAAATTCATGAAATAGTCTTCCATGGAAAAGGAGGTTATGATTTCGATACCATATATAATATGCCTATATGGTTAAGGAATTTTACTTTTAGAAAAATGAGTAAATATTATAAAGAAGAACAAGAAGCTCAATCTGGTAAAAATCCAAACACAACTAATAACTTAGACAAAGCTAGAGAAATACTTCAAAAAGCTCACAAACAAAATCCTAAAAATAAACCTAGTAAAGATAACAATCCTACTCCCCAACCAAAAACACCAGATTTTGTTTCAAAATCATCTAAATATCCTTCCCAATCTAAATTATCGAGGAAGTCATAATTTTTAATATTTATAACAAAATACTGTAAATGGCTAGAGGATTTGATGACTTACTAAAAAAATTTGATGAACTCAATAAAAAAATTGAGAGATTAGGGGGAACCAAATTTGGTGAAAAAACTTTTAAAGGTTTTAGGGATAATATCAAAGATGCTGAAAAGTTTCTTAGAATGATGACTAAAGAAGCAGAATCTTTAGAAAACACCCTTGAAAATATTAGTGATGAATTTAGAGCTTCTGTAAGAGAACTAGAAGGACAACTTAATGTTACTCAAGAAATTAAAAAAGCTTTTAATGGTCTAGATTCAGTAGCTAGAAAATTAAATGAACATAAAAGAGAAGAAAGTACTTTAACTGTAAAACAGTTAAAAGATCTAAAAAGAAAAATTGAATTAGAGGAAAAAGAATTACAAAAGACAGTTCAAAGATTTGAAACAGAAAAATTAAATGAAAAACTTTTAACTAAAACTGGAAGAATAAAAAAGAACATCTCTAAAACAGATGCAAAAATGGCTAAAGCTTATATAGAAGCAAAGGGTCATTTAAAAGATAATGAAAGTGCTTTAAAAAGAATCAATAAAGAAGCTGATGAACTTCTTGAAACTGAAAAAAGAATCAATAAAACTTTAGGGGTTACCGGAGCTGCTTTTAAGGGCATCCAAAAGATGTTAGGTAAAATAGGTATAGAGTCTGAACATTTTGAAAAAATGAATAAAGACATGAGAGAGGCTGCAGACTCAGGAAAAAGATTAAAAGTTATTGGTGCGGGAATAAAAGGAGCTTTTAGTGGGTTATCTGAAGCTTTAGATGATCCTGTAGTTCTCATAGGAGTAATGGTAAAAGCTTTAAAGTTTATGTTTGGTATACTTAATCAACATTACAAAGAAGTATCGGCAATAAGTCAGGTGTATGGAGTTATGGGTGAGCAAGCAGAACACATAAAAGAACAGATGGTAGCTGCTACTATGGCTGGGGGTAATATTTACATGACTATGGAAGAAGCTTTAAAAGCTACAAAAGCCATGAGTGATGAAGTAGGAATGCAACTCCAGTTTAATAAAGAAAATGCAGAAATGTATAATGACATGGTTACTTACATGGGGTTAAGTGAAAAAGCTGCTTCTGGTTTATTTGGTTTATCTGCTCAAACAGGACAAAACTATAGAGCAATGACAGATCAAATTATTCAACAAACTGCTATGATGGATAATCAATCCGGAGTTACTGTAGGATATGCAAGAGTTATAGAACAAATTGCTGATATGAGTGCTGAAACTAGTATGCATTTTAAAGGGGATGTTAACGCTATGACAACAACAGCTCATGCTGCAGCTAGGTTAGGAATGACTATAGACCAAATAATGGCAGCTACAAAACAAACCTTAGATTTCGAAAGCTCTATTCAAAAAGAAATGGAAGCAGAAATGTTCCTACAAAAGGACATTAATCTGTCAGTTTTACAACAAGCAAGAGCAAGAAATGATGCAGCTACTGTAGTAGCAGAACAAGGAAGATTACTTGCTGAAAATTATCATTTAGTAAAAGACAATGCTTTTGCAGCTGATGCTTTTGCTGATAGTATTGGAATGACTACTGAACAATTACATAAATATGGGCAATTACAAATGCAACAGGGTAATAAAAGTCTCCAACAAATAAAAGCTGAAGAAGAGGCAGATGCAAAAGCTTTAGCTGCACAAGAAAAAAAGGCTCAAGAAATGGAAAGATCATTTCAGGCCGCTATGATTCAATTAAAAGAAGCATTACTACCTTTAATTGAAAAAGTTTCTGGTTTATTTACAGGATTTGCTAATATGGTAGGTGGTTTCTTTTCTACTGGTGGGGGTAAATTACTTGCGCAAATAATAGGAGGATTAGCTGGAGGTTTTTTAGTATTTAAAGCAGGAAAATCCCTTATAAATCTATTTACAGGAGGGTTACTTAAACGAGGAAATACTCCAATGTTACCTTTATATGTTTCTGATGTTGCTGGTGGGGGGAATTTGACAGATACGTTTGGAAAGTTTTTTAGTAGAAATAATAAATTTGCTAGAATACTTTCAAAACCCTTAAAAGGATTAAGTAAGGTATTTGGGGGTAAATCAACAAAGGTAGGTAGAATGTTTAGAGGTTTGACTGCAAGAACCTTAGGTTCAACAGGACAATTTTTTAAAGGAAAAGTTCCCTCGTTTGGTCCTAAAATGGCTCCTAGAATACCAACTGGTCCTGGTTCTAAAATTATGCCAGCAGTTAGTAAAGCATTTAAACCTATATCAAAAGGATTAGGAACAGTAGTTAAAAAATTAGGACCTATAGGTGCAGTACTTGATTTAGGATTAGGTGGATTTACCGGATCATCTCAAGCTGATATGACAGCTGAAGAACAAAAAGCAGCAGGTGTTGAAGTTGGAATTAGTAAAGCAAAAGCAACAACTTTAGGAGTATTAACTGGAGGTGCTGAAAAAGGATCAATGTTTAGTGAATCTTTAGGAATTAAAAAAGGATCAGCAGCTGATGAAGCTATGGGTATAGCAGGTGCAGGTGCTAGAGGAGCTGCTATTGGTGCTACTATTGGATCAGTAATTCCCGTTGTAGGTACTGCAGTAGGTGCTGTTGTAGGAGGAGCTGTTGGATTAGTATCTGAAGGTGTAAAAGTATTTTCGGATCCAAATTCAAAATTAAGACAAGGAATTAGTAATTTTGGTAAAAGCGTATCAGAAGGAGTAGGAAAAGCTTGGGAAGGAACTAAAAATCTAGCAAAAGGTTGGTGGGATATGCAAAAGAAAGGTTTTAAAACTATGTCTAAAATTGGTAAAAAAGCTTGGGCTGGATTAAAAAAAGGAGCATCATCCTTATGGGAAGGAACTAAAAAATTAGCAAAAGGAGCTTGGGAAGGAACTAAAAATCTAGCTTCAAAAGCATGGAGTGGTGTTAAAAGTGTTGGAAGTTCAATTGCTGGTTTTTTTGGATTTGCAGATGGAGGTGTAGTCCCAGGTGGGTTTAGAGCATTTAACAATGGAGGAATAGTTAAAAAACCTACAATAGGATTAGTTGGTGAAGGTAAAATGAATGAAGCAGTTGTTCCACTTCCAGATGGTAAAAATATTCCAGTTAATTTAAATACCCAAAAACTAGAAAGTTTATTAGTAGAGTTAATAAGAGTTTCATCTACACCAATTTATATTGAAATGGATGGAGCATTAGTAGGAAAATCAATAGCTTCTAGCACTTCTGAGATGGGAGGCTAAATTTTTCCATATTTATAAACAAATTATAAAAATTAAAAATTATGAGTGGATTAAAACATGAATTATTGACACAAGGTTCCCCTTTATCTAATTTAAATGGAGGTCAGGGACCACAACCAGATTTTGCACAATCAAAAGTACAAGACACTTATTCAATTAATGGTATTCCAAATTTACCAAATTTACCACCACCATCACAATTGGATTTACAAGGAGAAGTACCTGCTTACAATTATGCAGATAATGCACCTGAAGGAGCTTCATTTTAAAAAAATAACTTAAATGCCCTTAATAACCCAAACCTCAGACTTGAGGATGTACAGGCGTCCTACTATTGGTACTATGGATAGGAGAGGGGGTGGGTCAAGTAATCAACCTTATACTCTAGCTACTAGACCAATGGGAATTCCTAATGATATTAGGGATGAAAATGATTCTAAATTACCAAGATTAGGCCTTACTGGAGGTCCTGATCTTTTTAATAGAGGAGGGTTAAATGCTCCTAGAAGAGGTTTAATAGATACTGCTAGATTAGCTTCTTATTTTTATGATCTTAAAAGTCCATCAGGTCCTTTATTTTTAGTTAAACAAAATTTATTATCAAGAACTTCAGTGAAAACTGAAGCCTCATTTGGTCCAGGATATGGTGCTGGATCTTTAACTGCTGATAAAACAAATTCATTTGAAAAAGGTGTTTTTGTTAATGAAAAAGGTGGGTTTATAAATCAAGGACTTATACCTGGAACTTACCTCCTTACTCCTTTAGGTATTTTAGGACAAGCCGCAGCTGGTTGGTCTGGACTACATTTAAATGCTTTTGGATTAGATCCAACTTCTCCTATGACGGGGGTTGTAGGAAGATCAGGTGAGGCAGGAATTAATAGATATTCTGATGTTATTCAACTCCAAAATGAAGGGGAAGAATACTTAAAAAGAAATAGATTAATAGGATTATATGAAGGTAAGATTATAAATGAAGACGAAACTCAAGTAATTTTAGAATATGGAGGAGGTCCAGGTTCTGTATTAGGTATTGGTAAAACTAGAATTCCAAGATTTACTTTTACAGGATTTAACAATCCTAAAGTCAAATCTGACTTAGAAAAAGGAGTTGGAGAAAGATCAAATACCATAGTAGTAAAAGACAAAGGCTATCTTCCAGGTTTAACACATTGGGAACCCTTTACTGTTCCTTATGATTATTACAATGTATTAGAATATGGTAGTGATGAAGAAGGATTTAATCCTCCAAATAGAGGTGCTAGCTTTAGATACAACCAAATGTATCCTGATACTGATCTAAATGCTAATACAACACTTAATCTTAATAATAGTGATGATGGGTTACTTGTAAGACTAAATAACACACCTTATGCTAGTACATCTTCATTAGATCCTAGAGAAGATATAAAATCATATCAAGTTGGAAAACAACAAATTAATAGTAGTGAAGATAACTTTGTTGAACCTTTTGGTGCTTCTTCTTTATATGAAGAAATAACAGAATATAAAATTCCTACAGATGAATCTACTGAAAACACATTAGGAATTAAAAAAACCCCAACAACTTGGGAACCTTCAACTAATCCATCAGTATATATATCACAACCTGTTTCAGGTTCAAACATAACAAAACCTTCTTTAACTCCAAAAGAAGGAGTTACAAATGGTTTAGGCTATTATAATAGTACTTATTTAGCTAGATGGGGTAGAGGATCATTAAATCAGACTAATTCTCCAAATTCATCATCTATAAATTATTTTAATTTATTAGGAGTATCTAATGTATGGGCTTCTCAAGCAACTTCTGAGTTTGTTGATCCTGATGATCCTACTGCTTATATTTTTAATAGAGTTTTTAATTCCATTAATGATGATGGTCAAAAATTTGATACTTTTAATTATAGTGTCTATAACTATAAAGTTCATCCTGAAACAGGACAAGGATATAGCTATTTAGCAAATACAAGTAATCCACTT